TTCTTCTGCTACTTCTTCCTGTTTAGCAGTGAGAATTTCTTTGAGTAATGTATCAAGCTGGGCTTGCTCTTTTTCGCTTAGTTCCAGGCCCACCATGCTCATGCGGCACAACCAACCTGTGGTCAAACGGATAGAACTGTCCGGAATGCCTTTTAGCAGTTTAACATCTGCTTTGCGATCGTGGCGCTCAAGATAGTTTACAATCATGTCTCGAGCATCTTTTTTACCGTAGAAATAGTTGTACCAGCTGAACGCTTTGCTCAGGGCACTGATACGATTGTCCCCGGGCTGTACTGCCCAAGTTGGCTCCATGCCCATAGCATTAGTATCCGGACTACGGGGATTCAGGGGTTTAACTGGCTTAGCAACTACTTTCATTTAGGCTCCTTTTTTGCGCTATTTTGTAATTATAGCAGATGTCCAATTTCAGGTCAACCTGTAACTAAATAGTACTACTATGCCACGCCTAAGTTTATACCGCCCAAATCGAACCCGCGACTACCAATTTTTGGATCGTACTATCAGAGAGATGTACACTGTCGGGGGTGTGGATATCTACATCCACAAATATCTAGGGCCGCAAACAGGTGGCGAAGACTCAGCACTTAGCGGCAACGCTGATGCTACCCAACCAGATTACGACGAACTTAATCCGTTAAACATTCAAGACTTGCTGTTGTTAGAAAACAGAGATCGAGTGTATGATCAAGATATCTATATCCAACGTGGTGTGTTTAACTCGCAGGACATCGACTTTGACTTGAGCCAGTTTGGTTTGTTCTTGAACAACGACACGCTGTTTATCACATTCCATTACAACACCATGATTGACCAATTCCAACGCAAGCTCATGGTGGGAGATGTGTTAGAGATTCCCACACTAAAAGATTACTATCCATTAGATGCTAGCACACCGCAGCCTTTACCAAAGTACTATGTGATTCAAGATGGTGCATTTGCCGCAGAAGGCTTTTCACAAACTTGGTTACCACACTTGTGGCGTGTAAAGGCTACACCGTTGACTAATGCACAAGAATACAAGGACGTACTCAAGAAGCCAATGGTAAACTCAACTATCTGGGACAACGGTAACTTCTATCCTGCTGGTTCTATTGTGAATCAAGGAGACAGTTATTATCAAGCTATCACCAACGTGCCAGACGGAACTGAAATTGACAACACAACTTACTGGCGTCCATATACTCCAAACACACAAGAAACTGAGATGACTACTCGTCCCAAGGATCAGGCAATCAACGATGCTATTCTTACTCAGGCCGACGTAGAAGTTCCATTAAGTGGCTACGACACACAAACCCTATATGTGTTACCTGCTACTGTTGACAATCAACCTGCTAACCCAACTGGTTTAAGAGCAGACGGTACGTATGCTACTGCTGACGGTACCGAAGGTGGCGCTAACTTGAGCCCAGAAAGTGACGGGTATACTGTTGGTTATCTAACTGGTGATGGTATACCGCCGAATGGA